CTTGCCCCAGGAGACCCTAATAGGGCCTCTTCCACGACCGCTTGATGCTGACGGCGATCGGACGTCCTTGACGTTCCAGATGGTCTGGATCCTGAAACGGCAGATTGCTCCGCCGAAACAGGAACTTCAGCAATGCGCCCTCACCAGTAATTGGAGATTCTGGCGTAACAGAGCGTTGCACGTACCCTCGAACAAGGGGCACGTGCAAATCAGGGTCAGCCCACTCCGCCTCGTAGGCGAATATGGAGTGACGACCTAATACTGCTGATGTCGACTCAACAATAGGAAAGGAGCCTCTGAAGAGAGACCTCAACCGATCATCGAGCTTGCTCACCGTCTTCCACATCCCAGCCTCGTAAAGCTGGTTACGAAAGGACACTAAGCCGACAACTTCTTGTACGTCTGAGAGTGACCGGGGCAGATCATGACGCAGGCGGATGGGTGTGACCCACTCACCGTTGTAATAGTCGCCTCCGCAAGACTCACGGAACTTGCCGTTCCAGAAAGACTTGTGCTTGTTCACCTTGAGGCCAAAAGCCTCAAGGAAAGCAATGACTCTTGGCACGTATTCCACAGGGACAATAATATCGTCCCCATAGACGCGCACCTTTCCCCGTAGCCCTTTGATCAGGCCACGGCTAGGTGGTTCTCCTCTCTCGTAACTTATCGCGGCGACGATGATCGTAAGAAATATCATCGCCTCCACGGGAAAGCAGAGAGCTGAGCCCATAGACGCGAACTTGGCCAGCGGAATCACTCCGTGGCCAGGCACATCAGCCTTCGTCGATCTCGTGGCCTGGACGGCCGCAGACAATCGCGGAAATCCAGAAAAGAGATCAAGTACATGCCGGTTCAAAACTCGGTCGGATGCTTCGCTCAAATCGAGCGTGGCCAGGCTGCCATTGATGGAGCCTGCGAGAGCAAGAAGCCGATTTGGCTCTTGTTCTTTGAAACCGACCATCCCGCGTCCGAGGTCACAGAGCTCAGCGTGCCAGGATGGCGCGCTTGGGACTCCGTTCTCTATCGCATCGACAAACTGATGCATGAGAGACTGCTGACAGTATTGCATGCCGGCAGGTTCCTCGGCGATAATGCGGGGCGTCTTGAGCGTTTTAGGGACAGGAGTGACCTTGACAGGTCGCTCCGCCCCAGGCTCGAGAAACTGGACACGGTCCAGCTGGTAGTAACTGCGCCAGCTTGGGAGAGCGTAGTCTCCGTAAGGAAACTCCGCCTCGAGCCTCGTGGGCCACTCACCGATCGAAAACTTCGCGTTTCCGCGCAGCCGATCGGCGGTAGCCCCGGGACCGTTCCTAGGCACCAGGATGAAGCGACTGGCTGGATCGACGATTTCGCAATCGACGTTCTTCGCCTGACGCATCCCTCGGAGACTCCGAGGGAGCAGACTTAAGAAACTGTCTGCCCTGGACTGCACAAACGGGCCAACCTGAGAACCGGGGGTGTTACCCCCGGAACCCTGGGACCAGGCCTGTGCAAGATGATGTGTGTCCATCACGCTATTTTCCACGTGACTAAACACATCAGCCCAAAGGAGGGTGGACGCCTTTCGGAATAGGGGAAGTAATTCCTCAAAGCTACGAGAGTCCATCCCTTCCAGTTCTGCCTCGATCTCGACGTACTGTCGCATTGCGCGATTGGTCCTGCTCGGGGAGCATTCCCTCTCGATCTTGCCGAACACCATCGTGAGATGGCGCACAGCGAAGATGCAATCAACGCTAGGTTCGTCAAGCAAGAGACCACCAGTGTCGAATATCTGACTCAGGAAACCCTGCAGAAACGCAGGGAGCCCACCTCTTTTCCGGAATCCGGTGAAGAGGTTGGAGTCAATGGAGCCCAGCTCAAGGGACCGTTCAAAGTCCTTTGCGAACTGGGGTAGGGTGATTGTCAAAAACGAATCACCCTCCTTCTCGACACGACCCGCGACTGTTTGTATGTCGCGAGCGGCGCTAGTGCAGCACCAGCAGGCCAGTTCATCGGCCTGCTCTCTCCACAGAGACATCAGGTCTATCATTCTGTCCCCTCCTTCACAGGGGGTGGCAGTACCGTAGTCTCATGTGCTTATCGGGTCAGCTTTCACCACCGACAATCTTGGTGACGTTGGCGCCCGACGAAGCCGTCAGATAGCCCGTGAGGGCATCGACGATCTGCTTCACCTCGACAGCGGTGTACCCCGTCTGGGGCGTGTCGATGACGAGATGAACAGCACAGCTTGCCATGACGTTGACGCCCGCCAACAGCGGGTCGGCAGCAATCTTGGCGTGATCAAGACGGATCAGTCGCCTTGTCCGCTTCCCATAGGAATGGGAGACAGACATCTTGACCAGTCCGTCGTCCTTGGTGAAGACGCCTGAATTGGCGCCCATCGAGGTACGCGGGAGGCTTTGCGCCACCGCGTTGATCGTAACTGACTGTGGATCAGAAAACATGAGACATCTCCAATGTTGAGTGAAGGCGGAAGATCCGCCCACGTGGTAAAACACACACAGGTTTAAGGAGCCTGTGTGCCACGGTCCCCCTTACCACCGGGACAAGCCCAATGCGGAGACGATGGCGATCTGCTTGGCAGACAAACTGCCGAAGGATACGCCGAATCCAAATGGTGTCGCACCCAGCCGAGTTTTTGACTCGGTTATGGATGTGTGGGTCATCCCCCACCCCGGAAGACCTTGGTAGGTCCCGGAGTCGGAGATTTCCGTACGAGTATGACACATTGTGTACCCGTACTTCATCACCATGCCGTCCTGGCCCATCGCAGAGACATTGTGCATTACGTCTCCGCAATTTGTGAACCAGTCAGCGGCCCAGCTCCACGGTGCGAGGTTCCAAAGAACCTCCGGACTCAGATCCACGCCCAACAGCTTGCGGGCGTAGGATCCGTATCTGCGGAATTTATCATTCGCAGTGTTCCCTACAGGGAGGTGGTAAATATACTCCGCCTCGAACCATCGCTTCTGCGATGTCTGTATAGAACGTCCACCACCAGTGAAGAACCCGTGGCCCAGCTCCTCCGTGAAATTGCAATTTCTCACGTGGGAATTGGATTCCTCGGGCCACTCGTACTGCCGATGGATCGCTTTGTTCGCACCTTCTTGGTACGCACGCAGGATCTCATCTGAGTTGGCAACAGTGCTCGCAAAATCGCGGACACTTCGCACCAACGGCAGCCACCCGAACTCCGTGTTTAGGTATTCGCCGCCTGCCTTTTTGGCCAAGCGGGTACGCTCCATCACGGAAGCACCGGGTATGTTGGGGATCCCCTCCCTCGTAATTTCACCTACAGCAACGCTGAGGTCAAACGCGGGGGCAGTGGGTTCAGTTCTGGCGATGGCAGTAGTGCCATCGGCCATCATCTGAAGTTGTGAGCGCGGCAATATCGACGAGAGCTCAAGAGCTCCGTCAGTCGGGCCACCGATTCGTACGGCTCCGTGGGCGATTGGATATCCCCCGAAGCTATAAAAATCGGTTTCCATGGTCTCCGGCGAGTACGTGTGTTGAACACGTGTAAGCCAGAAGGGACCACCGCTCCTCCAAACACCGTTACTCTTGACATGTCCAAAGGTAAGGACACGCTCCTCAGAAAGAGGGCCAAGAGCGAAATACGGGTCTTCAGAGGTGAAGAGGGACGTCCGGAACGTGCCCGCCAATGGCGTGGCGCGCGACGAACGATACTTCTCCATTTTGAACATCTCCAATGCGAGTGCCAGTTGAAAAGCACAGCCTGATGATTCAAGCCGTACTAGCGCGGGCGCCCCTTTCGGGGGGCG